AGGACAACAACGCCCATCACGGATGGTCGCTAAACTTCGATCTGTTTTACCAGGAGTGATGCCTGTGCAGGACGTCAAGCAGATTGAGGACGTTATTTCGGTGCTCAAAAAGCTTCAGAGGGAGACTAGGCAGTCTATAAAGGCTTTGAGGGAGTATCAAGAGCTTAAGAAAGGGGAGAGAAAGAATGGCATATCCGGGCAAGCACGCCGGGGTGTTCATAGACAACAACCTCGTGGCGGAAATCAATGATGCGACTTTCACCATCAACGGCGAGATTGTAGATATTAGCTCCTTTGACAGCGGGGGCTGGCGCGAGAGGCTTTTAAACCTCCGTGATGCGACGATCTCCATCTCCGGCTTCTATGCCGATGGGGATACAGACGGCCAGGTGGCTCTTCGGACGGCCATCTTAACGCAGGCTCTTGTCGAGGACGTTAAAGTGCTCGCAGATGTCAACGTGGCCACTTCTGGCTTCATCTGCGATGCCTATGTCGAGACGTTTGAAATCAATGCGGCGGTCGAGGGAGCCGTAACGGTCTCAATTACCCTCCAATCCAGCGGCCCAATCGCGGTGTCGAGCTGATGATCTTCGGGCCCACGAAAGGGGGGATAGCGCATGGCAAAACCCGGCAAGCACGCGCGGGTGATGATCATGTCTACGACCAGCACGCCGTTCACCGATGAGGCCACTACCCCTGATGCCACTTTCACCATCTACACGATAGACGACCGCACAATGCGGTACTGGGATAGGGATACGCCTGTTGTGGTGGAACGAAACGGAACACCTGTCCCAGCGAATGAGTACCGCGTGCAGTATGCAGGCGGCAGGATTCACTTCTACGAGCCGCAGGAAGAAGAGGACGAAATCACCGTCTCAGGCGCGTTCGTCTCTGTCGTAGTGGCCGCAGAGTGCCGTGAGTTTACTATCTCCATCGGGCGTGAGATGGTTGACGTCACGGTCTTTGAATCGGACGGCTGGCGGGATAGGCTCTCCGGCATCGGCGGTGTAACTGGCACTATTTCAGGCTTCTACAACATCAATAACCTCTTCACGGAAAGGCTCCTGCAGCAGAAGCCGCTGGTTTTGGAGTTCTGGACGAGCAAAGACGATCCAGAGTTCTTTGCTGTCTATGCGGTGCTTGAATCCCAGGAGCTCTCGGCTGCGGTCGAGGGTGCTGTCGAAACTAGTGTCGGCTGGCAGAGCGACGGCGAGCTCTTGATCGAGCAGGAAGTAACACCTTAAAGGCAAAACCGAGCATGTAGAGGGGGAGACTTATGTCTGATGAGAAAAAGGTCGAACAGAAGGGCTCGCAGGCGAGAGACTTCTTTCTGACGGGCCTTAACCGCTTCAAACAGGAAGTGGTGGAGATAAACCAGGACGGTAAAGCCTTAAAGGTCTTAATCAAAGAGCCAAACGCGAGGCAGCGGGGCGAAATCTTCAAGGCTGCGACGAAGATCAAGAAGTCCGGCGATGCTGAGATTGACCACGCAGAGCTGCAGGTGTGGGCTGTGATCTTCTGCGCCTACGATGCACAGACAGGGGAAGCTCTCTTTGAGCCGGCGCACCATGATGTGCTCCTGTCTCTGCCGACGAGCGTCTTTGATCTCTTGGCTAAGCCTGCAATGGCTATGCTGGGCGAAAATCCGGAGGAAGTTGCGGGAAACTGACGGAGAATCCCGAGATGCTCTTCAAATACCAGCTTGGAGAGGTCTTAGGAAAGACAATCGGGGAAATAGAAGCTATGCCGGCATCTGAATTCACAGGATGGGCCGGCTATTTTCTTTTCAAGGAGAGGGAGAGGGCAAAGCAGGAAGCGATCGCGAAGGCTAAAGCCCGTGCCAAAGGTTCCGGCAGGGTATTCGGCGGGAGAGGGGGGTTTTAGATGGCTGCCAATGTCGGCACTTTAACCGCAAACCTAGTGGCGCAGACAACGACATTTACACGGAATATCGCTCAGGCGCAGAAGGCAGTTGAGGCGTTCAACAAGCGGATGGAGAGCATCCAGAAGGGCTTAAACAACGTCTCTAAGCTGGGGCAGAAAGCGGGGCTCGCCCTTGCTGGCTTAGCTGGGGCGATTACGATCGGGGTCAAAAACGCTGCCGAGTACGGTACGCAGATTACCCAGCTTTCGGCGCAGACGGGGCTTACAGCCCAGGCCCTGCAGGAGATGGAGTACGTTTCGAAGCTGGTAGGCTTCGAGTTCGGAAGCCTCTCGCAGATGACCACCTCCCTTTCGCAGAAGGTGCTTGAAGCAGGGGCTTCCGGCGGGCAGGCGGCAGCTGTCTTTAAGCGGCTCGGCATCTCTGTCCGGGACAGCCAGGGCAACCTCCGCAGCATGTCGGACCTATTCGATGAAACGATAATGAGCCTCTCCCGCCTTGACAACGCGGTTGAGCGCAATGCTCTCGCCGTGAAGATATTTGGCGAGCAGGGAAAGAGCCTCATACCTCTCCTTGAGGCAGGGCAGGACGAGATTAACAGGATGCGCCGTGAAGCCCGGGATTTGGGCTTCGTGATGGGAGATACAGCTACGCGCGACTTGGCTAACTTTCACCGCGAAGTGCAGATGGTCGGGGCAAGGGCTACCGCTGCAGGGCGGGAAATCCTTGCTCAGTTCCTCCCTGCCTTTCGCGTAGTCTTAGACTGGGTAAACCGGGGAATCTCGTGGTTTAGGAACCTCTCTGATGAACAGAGGGATAATCTAAAGCGGTGGACGGCTCTTGCAGGTACTATCCTGGGGCTTGTTGTGGTCTTTGGGGTGCTTGCGAAGGCGGGAGCCGGCATCGTCGCGGTCTTTAAGACGGTCGGAAGCGTATTCCTTGGGATTAAGGGTATCATGGGTGCTGTTGCTGCTTTCTTCGGCGGTTTTTCGGCGGCAACCCTTCTCGGGATAGGGCTCCTGGTAGCAGGCGTTGTCGGGCTTTATCTTGCGTGGAAGAACAACTGGTTCGGTATCAGAGATGTCGTGACGGATGTCTGGGAGAAGTACATTAAGCCGATTATCGACGTTGTGCTGCAGTGGGGCAAAGAGACGCTCAAGACTGTCTGGAATTGGTCAATCGAGGCTCTGGGGACCTTCTGGGAGTGGCTCAAAGATGTCGCATGGCCCTGGCTCTACAAGGCAGGGAGCACAGCCTGGGCCTGGACGATAGATGTCCTCGGTGATTTCTTCACCTGGCTTAAGGATGTAGCCTGGCCCTGGCTCTACAAGGCAGGGAGCACAGCCTGGGAGTGGACGGTAGATGTCCTGGGGGATTTCTTAGCTTGGCTTAAGGATGTGGCTTGGCCGTGGCTGTATAAGGCCGGAAGTACGGCATGGGAATGGACGATAGACATCCTGGGCGACTTCTTTGCATGGCTCAAAGACACAGCATGGCCGTGGCTCTACAAAGCAGGGAGCACCGCGTGGAATTGGAGTATCCGCATTCTGGGGGCCTTCTTTAAGTGGCTTCGGGATACAGCATGGCCCTGGCTCTACGATACCGCGGGTACTCTCTGGAATTGGACTTTCGACATCATCGGGGATTTCTTCAGGTGGCTGAAAGACGTCGCCTGGCCGTGGCTTGATGACACGGCAACCACAACCTGGAACTGGGCCTTCGATGCGCTCGGCAAAGCCTGGGACTTTCTAGTCTCGGCGTGGAAGTGGATCGACGGCACCGCAGAGACAACCTGGACCTGGACTTTTAAGGCCCTCGGGAAGCTGTGGGAGTGGATTGAAAAGGGTGCAGACTGGATCGGCGGCACGGTCGAGACAACTATCGAGTTCGGGCAGAAAGGGCTTGATATAGTCAAATCTGGCTGGCAGAAGTTCACGGGCTTTTTGGGATTCCAGAGGGGCGGAATCCTCCCAGGGATTGGAGGGCCGGATAAGATTCCTGCCCTCCTTGCGCCGGGGGAAGCGATCATCCCCTCTGATGTCTGGAGAAGAGGGCTTGCAGCTGTGGCCGAGTGGTTTAGGGAGCTCGGAGTTCCTGGATTCCAGGAAGGCGGAATCCTCGGGAACCTCTTCGGCGGTGGAGACGGCGGCGGGTTCCTTGGGAACCTCTTCCCGCAGCTCTCTCAGGCTATAGCCGAGCAGGGCGGCATCGTGAATGCGATGGGGAACGTCATTAGCAAC